CGCGCTACCGGTCCCGGCCTTCGCCAATCCCCAGTGGGCGAGGGTGACGGCGACGAGCGGGCTGATGTCGCCCCCCGAGCGCCGGGCCCAGCACCAGGCGTCGGCCACCACCCGGCGCCGGCCGTTGCCGATGGCCACGTTCAGCACCGGCTGGTCGAGGTGGACCACCCGGCCGTCGGCCACGGCGTCGTAGAACTGGCCGCAGGCCGCGGTGTAGTCGCGGGTGGAGGCGGCCTCGGTCTTGACCCCGGCCGCGGCCAGGTCGATGAGCAGGCTGCCGGCCGGGCTGGCCGGGTCGACGATGACGGGCCACGGCGCCCAGCGGTCGTACAGCTGGCGCAGGCGGGCCGGCACCCACTCGGTGCCCGGGCGGTGCTCGACCACCTCGAGGTGGACCCGCCGGTCGGGCCGCCAGCCGGCCACCGCGATGGCGGCGCTCGAGCGGTCGGGCGTCACGTCGAGGGCGAAGCACGGCACCCCGGCCACCTGTGAGGTCGGGTTGCGGCAGGCGGCCCACAGGGCCGGGTCGATGACCGGGCGGCCCCCGGCGGTGCGCCGGTTCAGGTAGGCCCGGGCGAACTCGTCGGGCGGCAGGGCGTCGTGGTCGGCCCGGATGACGTCCTCGGTCACGGTGTGGCCGAGTGCCGGCATGCAGCCCCACCACGTCGCCGGGTCGTCGGGGTCGTCGTCGTCGGCCGCCGACCACTCGAAGAACGCCGCGCCCTGCCGCTCGCCCGCGTCGACCCGGGCCCGGCCGTCGTCGACCAGCTCGTTCCAGAACGTGGACAGCTCGGTGCCCATGGTCGAGGTGATCCACATCTGGGCCGCCGGGCGCACCATCATGGCGGGCCGGAACGCCTGGATGAGCCGAGAGTCCCGCTGGGCCCAGGCCTCGTCGATCATGCCCAGATCGAGGTCGAAGCCGTGGCCGGACGCCTCGCCTGAGGCGGTGATGCCGACGGTCGAGCCGGTCGGGGTCCACTCGGTGCGCTCGAGGCCGGTCTGGCGGCGGACCTTGAACAGCCCGGCGAGCGCCGAGTCGCGCAGCAGCTCGGTCTGCTCCTCCCACTTCTGGCGGCTGTTGTTGCGGTCCTGGGCCGCGTACAGGCTGCGCTGGCGCCGGCCCCAGCCGAGCGAGCGGTCGACCTGGACGGCCAGGAACAGGGTGGTCTTGCCCGAGCGTCGGGGCACCGACACCACCACCTGACGATAGGCCGGCAGCCCGGTGGCGGGGTCGAGCTCGAGGCCGACGTCGGCCACCTCGGCCTGCCAGGGCATGAACGGGTGGCCGATCAGGGCGGCGAAGCGGGCCGCCCGCGGCCCGAGGCTAGGCCGGTCGCTCCGCGGGGTACCCCAGCGGTGTCGACAGCGCGGCGATGACGTCAGCGAGGCCGGCGTCGGCATCGGCGGGCACCTTCCCGGACAGGGCGAGCAGGGCGGCGAGGTGCAGGCGGCCGAGGGCGGCCACCGCGTAGGCCTTCTCGTCGGGGTCGTCGAGGGCGGCGTCGAGCAGGTCGGCGGTCGTCACGGCCAGGCCGACCACGCCGTCGTCGGCCGGCTCGAGCCGGCCACCCGAGCGCAGCGCCGCGATCGACCGCCGGGTGGCGATGCGGTTGGCTCGGCGCACGGCCCCGGTTGTAGCAGGTATTACGGTACGTGGCCGAGTGTGAAACGATATGGACCGGTGCTCGCTCAGGTGCTCGGTGTGCTGGCCGTGGCCGTCGGCTTCGGGCTCGTCGCCCCGTGGGCGGGCCTCGTCGTCGGCGGCATCGGCCTGATCGTGGCCGGCACCGTGGCCGAGGTCGAGGACCGGGGGCGCTGATGGGCCTCGCCTCGCTGCTGATGCGGGCGGCGAGCTCGCCCAACGTCGGCCAGGTGAGCCACGCCCCGACCCAGTTCATGTCCGGCCCCGAGCAGACCTGGGCGCCGCCGTCCAACGTGCTGCCGCCGCCGTCGGAGACCCAGGCGCTGTCCTGGCCGGCGTTCCTCAGGGGCCTGGCCTACGTCTGCAGCACCGTCGGTATGCTGCCGCTCGCCGCCTACCGCGACACCGAGGTGCTCGACCCCCAGCCCGCCATCATCCGCCAGCCCGACCCCACCCAGACGCCCATGGCGTTCTGGTCCGGTGTGGCCGAGTCGCTGGTGCTCTACGGGAACTCGATCAACATCATCACCTCGACCGACCGCTACGGCTGGCCGCTGACGCTGAAGCCGATCCACCCGACACTGGTGGCGGTCCGATTCGTGGGCAACCCGATGAGCCCGACGATCCAAAGTTTTTACGCCGCCGGCCAGATGTACGACGCCTCGGAGGTGTGGCACATCAAGTCCCACCTGGGCCGGGCCGGCTGGCCACTCGGGCGGGGCATCCTCGATCTGAACGGCGACGCCATCGCCATCGGCCTGGCCCTGCAGGCGTACTCGGCGTCGTACTTCAACTCGGGCGCGGTGCCCACCGGGGTCCTCAAGATCCACCGACCCGAGATCACCCAGGCCCAGGCCGACACGGCCAAGGCCACCTGGGTGTCGAAGTACTCGGGCGTGAACAGCGTGGCCGTGTTGAACGAGCTCACCGACTACACCCCGGTCAGCTTCCGCCCGGTCGATTCGCAGATGATCGAGAGCCGGCAATTCTCGCTGATCGACGCCGCCCTGCTCTTCGGCCTGCCCCCGACCAAGCTCGGCGCCAATGTCGGGTCGGTCTACAAGACAGCAATCATGGAAGAAGTGCAGGCTCGAAACGATTCGGTGGCGCCCTGGCTCAGCCTGCTCGAGGAGGCCGGCTCGCTGGAGCTGCTGCCCCGCGGCCAGCACCTGCAGTGGGATATCACCGCGGCGCTGCGGGCCGACCCGCTCTCCGAGGCCCAGGCCTACCAGGCCGCCCTCGGCGGCCCCGGGCCGACCTCGGCGTGGCTGCTCGTCGACGAGGTGCGCGCCCGCAACAACCTTGACCCGATGGCCATCGTTGCCGCCGGCTTCGACGCCACCATCGCCGCCGCCGGGGTCACCCCCGAGCAGCCGGCCCAGGTGCCGGCGCCCGACACGCCGGCGATGGCCCCGGTGCCGGGCGGCCCCGACACCGCCAACGCCCTACCCCCGGGAGGTCCGTAGATGGGCTACGCCGCCGCCAACCAGCAGATGGGCATGGAGGTCCGCGACGTGTGGACGACCGCCTACGTGAACGACCTCCCTGACAGTGCGTTCCTGTACATCGCCCCGGGCGGGACCAAGACCGACGGGCGCACCGACGGCGCCCACCGCTTCTTCCCGGTCCGAGACGCCACCGGCAAGCCCGACGCGGCCCACATCCGAAACGCCATGGCCCGCATCCCCCAGGCGACGTCGATCCCGGCCGCCGCCCGCATGGCGGCGATGACCAAGGCGAAGGCGATGGCGGCGGCCCATCCCGACATCGGCTCGGGCCCGAACATGGGCTACGAGGGCAGCGCCGGCTCGGGCCGCTCGTCGAGTGACGACCTCGACGCCCTGATCAGCCAGATGATGGGCGCCAGCCCCGACGACCAGAAGAAGCTCTACGCGGCCATGGGCGCCATGATGGGCGGCCGCTCGCGCGACCCGGGCGACCCGGAGGCGCCGCTCGAGTGCCGTTCGTTCGACGTGGTGGTGCACCTGCGCGCCGACGGCGACGGCCGTACGCTCGTCGGCCGGGCGGTGCCCTACGGGGTGCGCACGGAGCTGCCCGGCGGGGGCACCGAGCGGTTCGTGCCCGGTGCCTTCGCCAAACAGCTCGCCCCGGCCGCGGCCGACCAGCTCCAGCGGGTGAAGCTCTACGCCAGCCACACCGACCGCCTGGCCGGCCAGCAGCCCATCGGTCGCACCGCCATGCTGATGGACCGCCCCGACGGCCTCCACGGCGAGTGGCCGCTCTACAACACCTCGAAGGCGTCCGACTCGCTCGAGCTGGTGCGCTCGGGCGAGGTGACCGGGCTGTCGATCGGCTTCAAGGCGCTGACCAGTCGCCCGGCGGCCGACGGCGTCACCGAGCGCCACTCGGCCCACCTCGACCACGTCACCCTGACCCACGAGCCGGTCTACGACGGCGCCGCGGTCCTGGCTGTTCGTGCCGTCGGCGCGCTGAAGGCGGGTCGCCCCGCTGCCCGCTGGCGGGGCGACCTGCTCAAGGCCCAGGGCATCCTGGCAAGCCTGGCTACCGGCGGGTAACCGCCTCAGTTCTCCATCGGCTTGCCGACCGCGGTGGCGGCGACCCGCTCCTCCAGGTGGCTGGCCGCGGTGGCGAGGACCCGGGCCGCCTTGATGACGTCGCCGGCGTGGGCCGAGGGCATGCCCGAGCGGTCGAGCTCGCCGACCGCCTCACGCACCTTGCGGGTGGCGTCGTTCATGGCGTAGAGCACCGTGGCCCAGTACGAACCGGTGCGAACCATGATCGGCGTGGTGGTGTCTTTGGGCGGCGTCCACGCCTTCGGCTCCTCGCGGATATCCCGGCGCACCTGGGTGCGCACCACCTCCTGCACCGCCTCGTCCTTCCACACCTCGCGCTCGGCCAGGAAGTCGGCCGCGGCTTTCACCTTGTTGGCGGTGCTGGCCGGGACGTGACCCCACCCGCCGCGGGCCTCCTTCAGCAATTCCCCGAAGTCGGTTGCTTGTCCACGCGCGTGGACAAGATGATGGGCGGTCCATACCCGGAGGTAGTTGTTCACGGTCTGAGGGCTCACACCCACGCCGGCGGCGATGGCCCGCTGGGTCTCGCCCATGTCGGCCAGGGCGGCCATGTCCTCGGCGGCGCGCCACCGGGCCGCGTTGAGCGCGGCCCGGGTGGTGTCCATGCTGGTCTCCAGCCGGCTGGCCGAGGCGAGCGCCTCCTTGGCGTCGGCGTAGAGCTGGGCCCGGTTCACGGCTGGCCCTGGGTCAAGGCGTTGCGGTAGGTGATCTCCAGGTCGGCGGTCCAGGCGTTGACCTGGCCGGCGAGCGCCGGGAGCCGGGAGGTGATGAGGGCGCCGAGGCGCCGGTTGGCGTCGGCGGCCGCCTCGGCCCGCCTGGTGCGGTTCTTGGTCAGGAACTCCTCGATGACGTCACCGTCGTCGGAGAGGAACCGTGTGGTCAGGTTCACCCGCTTCAGTTCGCCTCCCACCTGCACCTCCACGCTGACCCGGCTACCGCACAGCATGACGCCGTCGGCGAGGCCGGCCTGCACCGCGCCGTCGGGGCCGGTGGCGAGCAGGGGCTTGACCAGCTCGACGAGGTCGGCCGGGGCCTGGCCGAACACGTCGGTGGTGAGGGCGCCGGCGTCGAGCTCGACTTGGCCGACGTCGGCCACGGTGTGGGCGACGTGGCGGGCCTTCAACTCGTCGATGAGCAGGGTGGCGACGCGCTTGCGGTCGACGGTAGCGTCGGTGCGGATGCAGCCGTGGGCGCTCAGCACGCCGAGCGCCTGGGTGGACAGGACTGACATGTGTAGTCTCCTTGATCGGCCCGCCGGGTCGGCGGGGGTCTTCCTTGGTCGCCCGCCGATCCCGGCGGACGTCGGTCTCAGGGTAACCGACGTCCGCCGACTACACTCCGCGCGTCGGCTGAACCGCCGCGAGGTGAACCGCCCGGCAGGGTGAACCGCCCAGAGGTGAACCGGCCGCAGGGGCATCGAGTCTCTGCGCCGCGCCCCAGCGCCCTTCACCCGATGGGAGCCTCACCCATGGCGAACCGCCTGATGGACCGCCTGAGCCTCGAATATCGCGGCCTGGTCGAGCAGTACGAGCAGATCCTGAACCGCTGCGCCGACGACGGGCGCGACCCCGACGACACCGAGGCCGAGCTGCTCGACGGCCTGCGCTCGGAGATGACCCCGCTCGGCGCCCGCCTGATCGAGCTGCGCGAGACCGACGACCGTCGCATGGCCGCGGTGCGGGCCATGGCCGACGCCCCGGCCGTGCCCGACGCCTCGAAACTGCCGATCGTCCAGGTCCGCTCCGAGGAGATGGTGTACCTACCGCCCGACGCCGGCTCGGGCCGCAACCTGTTCTTCCGCGACATGCTCCACGCCCAGCTCGACCGTGAGCCCGACGCTCAGGGCCGCATCGACCGCCACTGCCTGCAGATGCGGGCCATGGGCACCACCGGCACCGGCCCCGGCGTGGTCCCGCCCACCTGGCTGTTCAACGAGTTCGCCATAATTGCCCACGGCGCGAGGCCCTGGGCCGACACCCTCAGAAAAGTCGGCATCACCGACGCCAACCCCGTCAATCTTGGGAAGCAGGTGACCCCGGGGGCGGCCATCACCGCCACCACCGAGGGCAACCCGGCCGGTGACGGCTCGTTCAACGCCAACGTGATCACCACGTCGCCCGTCACCTACACCGGCAAGGTCGACGTGTCCCGCCAGCTCGTCGACGGGTCGAACCCGGCGATCGACGGGATCATCTACGCCGACTGTATGGGCGCCTACAACGAGGCGGTGGAGAACGCCGTGGTGGCCGCCTTCGAGGCCCTCACCGCCCCGAGCGGCCTGGCCGCGGTCATCACCTACCCGGGCACCGCCCCGGTGTACGCCAACCTGCCCGACGCCTTCATCGACGCCGCCGCCAGCGTCATCAAGCGGCGCAAGGCACCGCCCCGGGTGGTGTTCCTGTCCACCGGGGCCTGGGCTTTTCTTGCCAAGCAAAAGGATCAGCAGGGCCGCCCGTTGGTCACCACCGGCCAGCACGGTCCCGTGAACAGTTACGGTTTGGGAGACGCAGTTTTGTACAATCAGATAGCGGGCGAGGTGGTGGGCTTGCAATGCATTCCTTCGTGGGCCGGCGTGGACAACCACATTTACGTCCTGAAGGCCGACGACGCCCTGCTATTGGAATCGAGCACCTTCAACTTCCGTTATGAAGAGGTGCTCGGCCCATCGGCGATACGCCTGGGTGTGTGGGGCTACGCCGCTCCCGTATTGGGGCGCTACCCGAGCGGGATCATAAGGATCGACGGCGGCACCACGATCCCGGCCCCGGCCGAGGTCGCCGGCGGGCCCGACAACACCTCCGAGCCCGCCGTCAGCGAGATCGGACCGGGCACCGGCGAGGGCCCGGGCACGCCCAGGGCCCGGCGCTAGGCGTCCCGGGCGATGGCGACGGCGTGGCCGACCCTGGCCAACGTGAAGCAGTACCTGCGGATCGGCTCGGACACCACCGACGACTCCGTCGTGTCGGAGCAGCTCGCCGCCGCCATCGCCTGGGTCAGCGAACGGGTCGACCCCATCTGGACGACCGCCGGCAACCCCGGCTACCTGCCTGATCCACTGTTCTCGGTGGCGGTCATGGAGGCCGGTCGCCTCTACCGCCGCCGGGACTCGGTCGACGGCACCATCGGCTGGGGCGACATGGGCATCGTCCGGGTCGGGCCGAAGGACCCCGACATAGAAACCCTGATCGCCCCGTATCTCAACGTGGTGTTCGCGTGACGCTCGCCCCGCTCGCCCTGCCGAGTGCCGTCAACCTGGCGGTGTACACGGGCGACGACTACGCCGTCACCCTGACCGTCACCAACCCC